CATTGGCAGGTATGGATTTCGCCTCGGGCGTTGGGCGTGTCGGTGATGAACGGCCCGTTGGCCGTCTGGATCACCTTCTTCTTGTAGCGCCGCAGCTCCCGGAACAGCTCTGGCGTGGCGTTCTCCAGGAACTTCAACTTGGTGGTGCCGTCACCGCGGATATGCAGCAGTTGGCGGACAAGCCCCGTCCGTGCCGTAATGTCGTCGGAGCCGGCGATGAACTGGTGCCCGGTCATCTGGGCCCGGACGCCGCGGTCGCGAAGCTGCTCCGAATACAGCTCTGACGGAAGCCGGCCTGATCCCAGGTCACGCAGGGCACCGCCGTGCATGTCCATGATGAAAGCGTAGAAGTGCTGGCCTTCGGTCTTCTTGGCGAACTCCTCGCCAAAGATCAGGGCGTTGCAGTTGCGGATGTACAGCTCGTCGTAGATCAGCAGGAACTTCTCGTCCGGAGGAACGGCCCCAAACACCGCCGCCATCACGGCGTGGCCAGGGTCAATCGCCACGTACCGCGTCCAGTCGGGCGGCACGCCATCGGGCAGGGCGACCCTGGGGAGGACATGCACCGCCGGGTTGAAGGACGGGTACATGAGGATGGAGTCCTGCGTGAACTCGCCCTCGGCACGCATCCGCAGCTCATCCACGCCCAGGGCAGACCACCGGGCGATGTTCTTCTCCTTCTCCTTGGAGTCGATGTGAGCGTTGTCCAGGAAGCGGAGGACGAACTTCTTGATGTTGGGCGGATCGATCCCCAGCTCGGCCTCGCGGTCGGCACGCTCGCACAACCCCAGGAGGGCGTCGTTCTTGGAGTGCGGCATGGCGGACCACAGCAGTCGCCCCTTGCGGTCTGCGAGTCTGGCCTGCATTTCGCCCACCCATGCGGGCTGAGGGATGTCCTCGTCAAAATGCACCAAATCCGCCTGAAAACCCTGGGGCGGCTCGCCCTCGGCAGAGAAGAAGTTGATCTGCCATCCGTTGGACAGAATCACCTTCTGGCAGTACCCGGCGTTCTTAAGCACCCATGAGATGTCAACGACGAACCGCGGCGGGATCAGGGGCGGTGCCGGCTTCGTCTCCTTGATCCTGTCGGCATCAGTCGCCGGCCGGAAGGCCCGCCAGTCGCCAGTCTCCAGGTCGCGGATGATCCGGAACGCCCCGGCCTTGAAGAGCATCGGGTAGGCCACCAGGCCGATGTGCTGCCAGTTACGGCCGACGATGACCAGGTTGCCGTCCGTGAGCGGGTACTTGCCGAACGGGTCGCAGCCGGTCGCAGCGCGGGCGTCCTCTACAAAAGTGCTGAGGCTCTTGCCGCTGTTGTGATTTATGACGCCTGCCGCTACGTAGTTGTGGATTTCCGGAACCTCTATGTCCCAGATGTCCTGTTCGCCAAGCGGCCTGGCGCTTTCGACCGTGACAGTGGCGTGCCCGTCAGCATCCAAAAGCGTGTAGCCGAGGGTCGCCGCAGCATTCAGATCCTTCCAGCCCCCCTCGCACAGCACCTTGTGCCGAAGCGTGGCCGTCAGCGTGCGGCCATTTGACAGGCGAAACTCATACATCAGGCCCCGGCCTTTGACGAACGGCTTCCCGGCAGAGGCCTGCACAAGCTCGCCGTCACGCATCGCGTACACATGGAACTCGCCGTCAATCTCGCTGACCCGCCGCTCCTTCTTTGCCACGGGGTCATAAATCAGCTGGCCGGCTCCGATGCACCGATTTCCGCCAAGCACTATCCGCTCTGAGGCCATGCAGGCGTGCATCTCCTGCTGCGAGGCCATCGGCTCATAGAGGCGAAGGGCTTCGATCCGCCGGCTCTTCAGCTCGGCCTGGACCTCCTTCAGCTGCTCCAGTGAGTGCGTCGATACGTTTGCCCCTAGATCCACCGGAGGCTTCGGCGGATCAGGTATCTGGCGTGGGTGCTTTTTCAACCTTCTCCACTACGGGAAGAACATCGGCGTCGATCACAGGAAGGCCGCGGAGGGCCACGGCAGCCTCCATCAGCCGGGCCCGCAGCTCATCTTCCAGCTCGTCCTCACTCCACAGGGCCAGCGGCTTCTTCGCCCCGCCCATGGCCGTGTTGTGCGTCACCAGGCGGACGATGGTGTCAAGCTGCTTGGTCCGAAACGCGCCCCCTGGAGGGGAATCGTAGTACTGCTTGAGGAACAGGTTGGCAAACCCGCGGGTGCCACCCATGTACTCCATGATCGTCTCTAGGACCTCAGACGAGTGCGGGATGTTTGCCCCGCCCAGCCGAGCCGCCTTGCAGAACGCTTCGATGGAGTCGCGTTCGATCTTGTCTAGGCGGGCGTCCTTCTGCTTCTTGCGACGCTTCCGCTCATAGTCAGCCCGACAGGTCTTGCAGCGAGAGTGCTTCCGCCCGTCCGACGTTATGTTGTAGGACGAATCCGGCAGCTCTTTCTTACAGCCAAGGCAGGTCTTCATTGCACCGCAGTAGCCTTCGTTGTCGCCACCAACCCAACCGGCTGGACCGGGAGCCACTTGGGCATTTCAATGTTTACTAGCTTCACAGAGCTGTCGGCCTTGCTATCCCAGAACGCCTTCAGCAAGCCGCTCACGCCGCTGGCGTCGATGATCTGCGGCTTGCCAACGCACTTCGGCTTCCAGTGGCCAGCCCAGGCGTCCCAGTTGCAGTAGACCGGGTTGTAGCCCAGCTGCTGAACTCCGGCCATCGACAGGTCCCGCGTCTGCGTTACATCCTCCGTTGACGACTTGGAGGCGGCGTACTTGTCGGCCCATTCGTAGTAGAACCAGGGCTTGTCAGCCTCCGTGCGAGGCTCTGTCAGGCCGAACGCCCGCATGTCGTACATGATCAGCCCGGTCGGCAGGGCGGCACACTCCTGGATGCCGGCCATCTTGTGGGCCGTATGCCGGTCGTACATCTCCAGCTGGAAGTCCGGGTTCTGGTTGCCGGACTGCATGTTCTGCCAGCGGAACACGTAAACGCACTCCATCGGGGGCGGGCCGCAGTACGGGGCACCGATCACGCAGGGGCCCTTGTGGTAGTGATTGACCAGGAAGTCGAAGCTGGTTTTGAACCATGGCCTGGCGTCCGAGTGGCCGGCATTGATGTCCGGCTTCATGTCGGAGTCCACCATGATCAGCACATCCACGCCGAACTCGCGGGCCTGGAGGACGCAGCGGTTGCGGGTCATGGTGATCGGCGTGTCGGACAGGTTCCAGACGCGGATGTTTCCGACGCGCTCATCCCTGGAGGCCTCCAGGACGACGGGGATCATCCACTCGCGGATATCCGGCACCTCAGAGGAGATGCCGCCATTGCCGCCGTAAGAGAACGTACAGATGCCTAGATTGAACTTCTGAATCATTGTCACCTCGGGGGATGGTGGACAAGTTTACAGCATTTCGACCTTGACGCCAAATCTAATGGGCGTACTGCTGCCCCTCGGGCGTGTTCTGAAGCCAGTAGTTGTACTGCTCCCAGGTCACCCCAGGCGGCAACATCACCATGCCCATTAGACGTCCTCCCTATCGGTGCCCCAACCCGTACCGTAAATCATCCGCAGCCGCTCGGCGTCGGCAGACGGCAACTCTCCGCGGACCTGGGCGATGAGCTGCCGCAGGTAATCCATGTTCTGGATTGCCGGCCCGTCATTCATCGGGAACAGGTCCAGTATGTCCATGTAAGCGAAAAGCCTCTGACCCAGTTGCCCAGGTCAGAGGCTCCCCCCTAGCCCCTTGCAGGGCATGTATCAGCTCTTGGTGTTGACGAGAGCCAGGACGTTGGTGCCCGTGGTCGCACCGACACTGCAGGCCCGGGCGATGACGCCGATGCCGTTGTTGTTACCGCCAGCCGTCGAAGCGCTGAGCGGCGAGGGGCCAACCCGACCTGCCGTGGTCGCACCGCTGGTCGCGGCCGTCACGCAGGAGAGGCGATCACCCACCGCCACCGCCGTGCCGGAGAGCGCGACTGCGACCTCCGTGGGGCCGGCGACGGTCACCCAGAACACATCGTTCACCGCCACGCCGGAGGCGGGCAGATGCTCATCGACCACACCAACCCGCTCCTCGTTCGTCTCGGCAGCGTAGCCATCGACCTCGGAGAACACCGCGGTGCCGGCAGCGAGCCGGAAACGGACCACCCGCTTCGGGAGCAGGGCCCCGGCAGAGCGATTGCGAACCGCCACGCAGGTCTTCACCCGGTTTGAGCGGATCTTGCCCGTCGCCGGATCAACGTCCGGGAACTGCTTGACAGCGCCAACCCAGCCCACGCCGTCGGTAACCGAATCGACGCCGAGGGTCTGGCCAAGCGAGAACGGAGGATCAACCAACAGACTCATGCGTTACTCCTTAGATCAGGCAAGGGCCTTCCACTTGATGAACGACCGGGGCGACTTGAACTTCAGGTTGCCCAGGGTGGACACCACAAACCTATATGACTGGCTGGTTTCGTCGTAGAACGGTCCCTCACTGTTGAACATCTGCGACTCCATGTTCAGGAGTTCGCAGTTGCCAATCGCGAGGCCGTACGCACAGCCAGCCGGAACGGCGTACTCGGTGCCCAGCTCCACGCCGTCGAACTCCACCGTGGTGAAGCCCAGAGACTTCAACCCGTTCTCCTTGCTGACGACGAACCGCTGCTTGTCCTCATAGGCGTTGAGGAAGTCAACGTACAGCTTGCGGTCCATGACGATCAGGTCGATGGCGTCTTCCTTGGTGTCGTTCCGCTTCGCGAAATGGAGGCCCTCGCGGAGCGCCTTCACGCAGTTGGCAGCCCACGTGGAGCCACCGAAGTACGTGCTGGTGGTGTTCACAATCAGCGGCGAGTAGAAGTCGAACTCGCTGTCCGCCTTGCCATTCGGCCACACGCCTTCCAGCTGCGAGCCGCCGTAGGCACCCAGCTGAGTGTTGAGGCCGGCATACATGTCGGTCGGGAAGCCAAACGGATCAGCCGCATTGGCCGTCCGTTGCGAGCCGTCGCTGACGTTGATCGTCCCGTTGTTGCCGAAGAACGACTCCAGGCCGTGGTACCGCAGCTCATTGCCGGCGGCGTTACCGTCGATCCAGACTTCCTGGCTGAGGTACTGTTCGATGCTGGTGAGCAGCCGGCTGGACATCTTGCCGGCCACGTTGATCAGGGCGCTAGAGCCCCGATTTTCCAGCATTTCCTTGCGGAACAGGCTGTCCGTGGCCTGGTACCCGCGGTACTCCAGCTCCGCCTTCTTCCAGAGGTTCTGACGAGCGAACGAGCGAGGCGTCTCACCGTTGTTGCCGCTCGGCTTGTGCAGGCGGTACGACACCTCCCAGTCGAAGCCGCGGCCTGCCATGTTCATACGGACGTTGCCACGCTGCTCAATGGCAGCCAGCACCATGTACTTCCGCAGCGAGGCAATTTCCTCCTCGCGCAGGTGGTTGACAATCGTCGTTGCAATACTACGAGCGAAATCGGTGGTCGAAGCCATGTGTTACTCCTAGAGCGCTCCGTCTTTGACCAGTTGTGCCCGAAGGCGTTCCTCAAACGACTGCTTCGGGCGTGGTGCCCGGGGCTCCGTTGCCCCGCCGCTCCTGCTCGGCGCTCTGGTCGCGCGCTCTCGCAGGAACTGCATGTTCTGCTGTGCAACAGGCTCCGGCTGAGGCGGTGCCTGCGGAGGCATCGGCGGCTGCGCCATCGTCTGTTGCATTTGCTGGTACCGCAGGTTCAGAAGGTCGCGCTCCAGCATCCCGGTGGCGTACTGCCAGCGGGCCTGCGGATCTGCAATCCCTGAACGCGCCGCTTGTTCGATGTACTGCTGAATGGCCTGGCCTTCGGGGCTGATGTTTCCCCGGCCGTCATAGAGCCAGTCGGCGTTCTGCTGCTCCAGGCTCTGGACGTAGCTCTGGGCCTGGTACTGGCCAAGGCTCTGCTGGACCAGCTCCTGGGCCTTCTGCATCGCGACGTCTTCGATGAAGGGCTTGAGCGTCCCTTCAGGGTCGGTGACGAACTTCTTGGCGAAGTTGGCGGTGTAGGCCTGGTAGTCCCGAATGGCGGCCTGGGCCTCAAACGGGGCATC